CGTTCATGCGGCAGTTTCAACGCGCCAAGGAGCGGCGCTAACCCCATTGAGCAGCCAGTAGTTAGAGGGACTGGTGGGCGCGGATCACGGGAAGTCACTGGCCCGCCGCGCCCCGCTCAACCCATGAAAGGCTTGCCGTGTATATCATCGGCTCATTCGACCGCTTTTTCTCCGGCTACATCCGCAAGGAATACACGCGCGACCTAGAGGACGGTCATGGTCAGTATCTCCCGTGCATCATTCACGGCCTTCGTGTGGTGCAGGGCAAGTCGCTAGAGTTCCAATGCGTCCTGACCGAGTATGGCGCGGGGGCTGGGTTCCTCGCCCCGATTGAGGCGTTTTGCTGGAAAATACCCGACAAGCCCCGCTCTCCGAATGAGGCAGTCGATTACACATACGTTCAGCCGTGGGATTGTTTTTCAAGCGAGTTCGGCGTCCATGCGTTTGAGTTCAATCGCCGCATGAAGGCACAAATCCTGCCGGATCGGCGCGGTGCCAGGTATCGGTTCTCAATCGACTTCACCGGCTCATCGCTGGCCGACATGAGCGAGCAACACAAACACCTGCACGTTATGGAGATGGATGACGGCACGATAGGCGCGTTCCCGAATAACAAAGTGTGTTGGGTTGAGCCTGCTATGTGGCGGGAGCCGTTTACGGAGCGGCCTGATTTCAAAGCGCTGTCTGGCGAATGGATGGCGGAATAAAAAATACGCAAAAAACGCTCAAGGGGTATTGCGTAACATCTGCCCATGTGGGACAAGGGTTCATCGGCGCAGGGCAATCAAGCACTAGCCGGAACGGAACCGACAAGATGATTACCGCAAACGCCGCCATCACCGTCCAGATCGCCCGCCTGATGGTCTCGGGCATGACCGCTCAAGACGCAATCAAGGCCATCTGCGGTGCTGACAAGTTCGACCAGATGGTTTCCGACCTCTACGAAAGCCTCCGCGCAAAGGGGGCTGCATGACCCCGGCAGATAAGGCCCTCGCCGCCTTGCGGGTGAGCGAGGGCAACATTTTGAGCCAATGGCACTGCGCTGGACGAGAAGTGTTCGAGCCGTTTGGCCCGTGGCTGGCTCTTGTCCGCTCCGCCATTCTGGCCCTAGAGACGCCGCATGACCCCCGCTGAATATCGCGCAGCCCTCGCAACCCTCGGCCTGTCGCAACAAGCGGCCGGCCGGTGGCTCATGGTCAGCCCCAAGACCGCGCAGAACTACGCCAAGCTAGGCCCTAGCGGCCCGGCTGCTGTAGCTATCCGCATGGCATTGCAGCACGGCTTGAAATAGAGCCAGGAATCTTTTTTTGTCCATCGTGCATTTTCCCTATTGCGTAAGATCTGCCTATGTGGGATAACAAATCAACGGGGCGCGGCAATCAAGCAGCACCCGGCAGGAACTAAGCAGATGACCTTCCCCCTGACCGCCGCCGAAATCCCCGCCCTGATGGAAACCTATTCGGGCCGCTGCAAAGTGTTCGCCGCGATCGAGCAGTTCTGCAAAGCCAACGGGATGCGGACGGGCCTCAACCTGACGAACTACGAAGCGAAGCGCGAGGCCCTTCACTGGGCCTCCTAAACCGGCAGGGGCTTCGGCCCCGCCAACCACTTGACCCGCCAACCCCGCTAAGGCATCATCCCCACGCTCTAAGCCCGCGCTAAGGCAATAAGGCTAGACGCAAACCAGACTGAGGACACATGGACGACTTTGGCCGTCCGCGCCTGTACAGCGACCACAAGTCCTTTGCCGATCAGGTAGAGGGCTATTTCGCGCTTTGCAGTGACGACGGCAAACGACCTACGCTGTCAGGCCTAAGCTACTATCTGGGCTTTGACGACCGTGAGACATTCAGCAACTATGCTGGTTATGGCGCTGACTTTTCCCGCACGGTCAAAAGGGCCAAGCTACGGATTGGCGATTGGCTTGAGCAACGGCTGACCGATAAAGCCACGTTCACGCCGGGCATCATCTTCGACTTGAAGAACAATCACGGTTGGAAAGACGTGCAGGCGCAAGAACATAGCGGCCCGGATGGCCAGCCTATTCGCACAGACAACCGGCTTGATGTAGGCTCACTGACAGATGACCAGCTTCGCGCTCTCGCCAGCATTCCAGTTCAGCGCGGCTGACGTTCGGGCGGCGCAATGCGAGCTAGGCAGGAGAAGCCTGCTAGACTTTTGCGGCTTGATCGACATTCCAGGTGCGCCGATTGACGATGACGCGGACACCGAGAGCCTGCTGTATCAGCCGATACGCCAGCCACCCGCATCGCATCACCGGCTGCTGATTGAAAAGCTGGAGGCTGTTGAGCGTGGGGACATAACGCGGCTCATGGTTTTCATGCCGCCCGGTTCGGCTAAGTCCACCTACGCTAGTGTCATCTTCCCTGTGTGGTTCATGGGCAAGCGCAAGCGGCGCAACGTCATTGTGGCAACCTATGCCAGCGACCTCGCCCGCAAGATTGGCAGGCGAGCGCGGTCGATTGTTAAGCAGCCCGTTTACAGCGACATCTTTGGCTGTGGGCTAGGCTCTGAAAGCGCAGCGGCTGACGAGTGGTCACTGACTAACGAAAACGAGCTGATGGGTGGCGGTATCCTTTCCGGCATTACCGGCAACCGTGGCGACCTGATCGTGGTGGATGACCCCATCAAGGGCAGGCAAGAGGCGGATTCCGAGGTGATCCGCAAGCGCACCAAAGAGGAGTTCGAGGATAGCCTGAAGACGCGCCTCAAGCCTGGTGGACGCATCGTGCTGATCCAGACGCGCTGGCATGAAGACGATCTAGCGGGAGCAATCCTGCCAGAAGGCTATGACGGTGAATCAGGACCGATCCTGTGCCGTGATGGCGATGTGTGGGAAGTGCTTTGTCTGCCCGCTGAGGCAAAGGAAGATGACCCGCTAGGCCGTAAGGTGGGAGAGTTTCTGTGGCCGGAATGGTTTTCGTCGGGGCATTGGAAAACGTTTAAGGCCAATGCCCGCACATGGTCCGCGCTGTATCAGCAAAGCCCGTCGCCGGATGACGGCACGTTCTTCAAACGGGAGTATTTCACGCGATACAAGCTGGAAAGCCTGCCAAAGAAACTGCGCAAGTACGGAACGTCTGACTACGCCGTGACCGAGGACGGCGGAGACTGGACCGTGCATCGGGTCTGGGGTGTGGACCATGAAGGCGGGATGTGGCTGCTGCCGGGCGGATACAAGGCGCAAGAGACGGCAGACAAATGGATTGAAGCCAAGATTGACCTAGTGGCACGGCACAAGCCCGCTGCGTGGTTCGGCGAGGCTGGCGTGATTCAGAAGGCAATCGAGCCGATGCTAAAACGTCGGATGAAAGAGCGCGGGATTGGTTGCCGTCTGGAATGGATGCCAAGCATCCAGGACAAACCAACGCGAGCGCGGGGCGCACAATCACGGGCGGCAATGGGAATGGTTCACATACCGGAGGGGCCAGAGGGCGACGCGATTGTGGCCGAGTATCTCAAGTTCCCCGCTGGCAAGCATGACGACGACGTTGATAACTTGTCGCTGATGGGCCGCGCCTTGGATGAAGTGCATCCGGCGTTGCTGCCGCCAGAGGCTGAGGACAAGGGGCCGATCCGTGGCGTTCAAGACATGACGTGGGATGACTTGCTAGCCAGCCAGCCGGTTAGAAGCGCCTACGAACGCGCATAGACGTTCTATCGACAAGCCGTCTCGCGCAAGTTATTGTCCCGCTAACGCTTGCGAGGGGCTATGCTTCCCACCGAACCTGAAAATCAAGAGGGTGTGAACCTCGTCACCAAGTGGATTGACGAGATCAACCTCGCTGAGAAAGAGCTTCAGCCGTGGTGGCGGGCTGGCGACATCATCGTGCGCCGGTTCAAGAACGAGAACCGGAACCAGGCTGGCCGTCCGTCCGTGGACTTCTCGCGCCGTCGCTTTGCTATCCTCTGGTCCAACGTCCAGACGCTTCAGCCTGCTATCTATGCCAAGCAGCCGGTCCCGCTTGTCTCTCGCCGGTATCGGGATGAAGACCCCGTAGGCAAGGTGGCGTCCGATGTGTTGGAACGGGCGCTAGGGTTCAGCCTCGATCAGTATGATTTTGACGGGCGCGTTAAGCTCTGCGTTCTGGACTATCTCCTGCCGGGCCGTGGCCAAGTGTGGGTGCGCTACATCCCGCATATGCGGAGCATCAATCCTGAACAGGACATTGAGCTAGGCGAGGGTGAGGAAGACGCTGACCGTGATGAGGTTGGAGAGGTCGAGACGCCGGAAGCGACAGAGGAAGTCGTTTACGAGGAAGTCCAGTGCGACCACGTTGCATGGAAAGACTGGCTGACTAACCCGTCCCGTGAATGGTCTGAGGTGCGGTGGGTCGGACGGCGCGTCTATATGACGAAGGCCGAGCTTACGGAGCGATTCGGAGCCGAGAAGGCCAAGCTAGTCCCGATCACCAAGACGGTGACGGGTTCGGGCAATGACCAAGCCGAAGACGCACAGCGCCAAGCCAATCAGACGGGCGAGGTCTATGAGATTTGGGACAAGCCGAGCAAGACGGCCTATTGGATTGCGAAGGGCGTAACGAGCGGCGTTCTGGATCAGCGTGAAGACCCGCTAGGCCTGCAAGGCTTCTTCCCCTGCCCGCCTCCGCTGAATGCCACGACGGCCAATGACAGCACGATCCCGGTTGCGGATTACATCATGTATCAGGATCAGGCTGAGGAGCTTGACGACCTGACGGCCCGCATCGGCAAACTGCAAGAAGCCCTGCGGATGGTGGGTGTGTATGCAGGCGAGGCGAACAAAGAGCTTCAGTTGGTGTTCTCGCCGGGCAATGAGAACAAGCTCATTCCAATCGACACCTACGACATTTGGAAAGAGAAGGGCGGCGTCAAGGGTCTGATCGATTGGGTGCCAATCGATATGGTGATCCAGGTCTTGCAGGGATGCTTCGAGACCCGCGCTCAAATCCTCAACGACATCTACCAGATCACCGGCCTGTCAGACATCATCCGTGGTGAGAGCAACCCGAATGAGACGGCGACGGCACAGCGGCTCAAAGGCCAATGGGGTTCGTTGCGTGTTCGCGACCGGCAGAGGGATTTGCAACGGTTCTGCCGTGATGCCATTCGTTTGAAGGCCGAGATTATCGCAGAGCATTTCAGCATTGATACGCTCAAGGCGATGACGAACGTGAAGCTCCTGACTGCGGCTGAAAAGGCCCAGATCGAGCAGATCATGCCGATGATTGAGCAGGCCAAAGCGCAACAGTTGCCAATCCCGCCCGGTATCGAGCCGCCTCCTGAGATGCTTGAGCTTATGCAAGAGCCGACGTGGGAGGACGTTATGGCCTTGCTGAAGAACGATGCGCTGCGCTCGTTCCGCATTGATGTTGAGACGGATTCGACCGTCGAGCCGGATGAGAACGCTGCCAAGATGGCGTTTACGGAGTTCACCACGGCCACGGTGGGATTGCTGACGGCAGCGGCGGGGATTGTCCCAACTGCGCCCTACACGGCTCCGCTTTTCGCTGAAATCCTCAAACAAGGCGCTCGCACCTTCAACGTCTCGCGCTCGATGGAGGACGTGATCGACAAGGTGTTCGAGACTGCCGGTGAACAGCCGCCTGCCCAGCCTCCCGGCCCGCCGCCTCCCGATGAGACGGCCATGCAGGTTGAGCAGATGAAGTCACAGACGGCGCAGATGCAGGCTCAAATCGAGCAGCAACGGACGCAAATGGAAGGCCAGCTTGGAGCGGCTGAACTTCAACTGAAAGGGCAGGAGTTGCAGGTTAAGGCGGCTGCGCTTGCCCGTGATCCGACGCCTCAAGGAAGCGCGTGATGACTGACCAAACCCTTAACGAAATGCTCTATGAGGCGGCTGCAATGTATCTCGGTGGTGACGTGTCTGGGCTTCCGTTCAATGAAGTCGTGCGACGGGCTGCGGCTCGCTACATCTCGGGCGCTGGCGGGGTAACGGACCTTTCCACGGCTCCGGCGTTTTTTGATGAGTTCTTGTTCGCTTCGACTGAATCGGGCGAGATTGGTGAGCTTGGATGGGGCTTCACTAATGGCACATGGAATCTGGTGGCGGCTGCTGAAGACCACCCAGGTATTTGCCGTCGCACGTCAACGGGAGTTGCAAACGCCATTGCGTCGGCGTTTCCGGGTGGCGGAT